AGTTAGAACTGCTGAGTTTATCTTAGTTAACTTCTACGCTACAAGAACTGACGCTAACTTCGAAGAAATCATCGGTTAATACAAAATAACAATTAAATACTATTATGGCAACAACAATTCAAGACTTCTTTTCAAGGGCATCTGATAAGCAATTTTCAAGAGACTTTTTATTCAGAGTTAAGGACATTACTATCGAAGGTGTATCCTTCGGTGGTGATAACGATTTAATTTATGCTAGATCAGCTCAACTACCTGGTAGAAATATTGAAAATAAACAAATAAACTACTACGGTCAAACGTTTAATGTTCCTGGTAAGTCTTCTTACCCAGGTTCAGAAGCCTATTCAATTGAGTTTTTTCATGATGAGCAGATAGACTTAAGAAAGAAGTTTGAGCAAGCTTCAAGAGCAGTGTTTGACAATGAGACTTCTACAGGTCAGTATGGTCTACCAGGTGAAGGTAATTATATTACTCTAGAGGTTATAGATAAAGAACTGAACCCAGTTGAAACTATACAACTAGTAGGTGCATCTATTAGAGAAATTAGTCCAATTGACTACGCTATAGCTGACGGTACTGGTGAAATTTTAAATGTATCTGTTACTTTTTCTTATCATTACTATAATAACTTTAGTTAAGGTTAGCAAAATTTAGCCATAAATATATTATATGGCAGGTGAATCTAAATCCTTTCTAGATGCGTTTAGCACTGATCCTAAATTTTTTGTATCACACCCTTTTCTTTGGAAGGTAGATATAGAATCGTCCGGATTAGTTTCTACTATCAATTCTGCTATTGCCAAAGAAGGTGGTCAACAAACATGGAGAGCAAAAGTAGATCCAGATAGCTTAACAAAAGAAGGCGCTTTATTAGTTGCGAGGCAGGTAAATCTTCCTCAAGAATCGAGTGAATTTACACCTATAGGAGTTGAAAATCGTGGAGGGTTTCTACCTGGTTATGGCTTAGTTCAAAGAACAGATTTCCTATCTAGATCTTTTAGTTTAAATATTTTAGAAACGGGTATTGATCTAGAGCACAATTTCTTTAGACCATGGCTCATAGCGCTAGGTATCGACGGGTTAACAAATTTTGGATTAAAGAAAAATATAACCGTTAGGCAATATAAGAACGACGGTACGTTTAGACAAGGCTATCTTTTTGAGGGTGCCTTTCCTACTGCTGCAGAAGGTTATAATTTAAATTACAATGATGGAGAGTTTCTTGAAAAATCAGTAACTTTCGCTTGTAAAAATTATAAACAATTGTAATTAATATATGTTAGGGTTGGTTCTTCCTACCTCTAAATCAGTTCTGTTAAAAACTTTTACGATAGAGAACTGTAAAGAGATTTACAACATACGAGATAATACAGAAGCGATTATAGATTATCTAGAAGGTCTTTTCTGTACCCCAGATCTTAATATAGTAGAAAAGTTTTACTGTCTTTTACATATTAGAGACTTGTGTATAGGTAATATTATCGAGCTAAGAGATTATGGTTTTGATGTATCACAAATACAAGACGAATTAGTAGAGATTGATGATATAAAAAGAGTAATTAACTTTAATAATAATTCTATTACTCTTAACTACCCTAAAGCCTTTCCATTAACTACTTTATATGAAGGTAACTTTATAGAGACTATAATATTAGATGATGAAATTATAGATTTTTGCAATTTAAACTCTACAGAACAAGATTTAATTTTAAATTACCTTCCTCTAGAAATAAAAACAAAAATAACAGAGTTTTATAAAAAAAATATATCAAAGCTTGAAATAAGCTTTAAGTTGAAGGGGGATACTATGAATTTAAACTTACATGATTCCTTTATTGTGAGTTTTTTGGCTACAATACTGAGCCCTATAGATAATAATACATATAGGGACTATATCTTTATTTTAAGTGAGCGTATACATGATGTTACGTTTTTGCAAAATTGCACATTTTTAGATATAAAAGACTATATGGAACTATATGTTAAAGAGAACAAAGAGAGAAATGAAGAGTTGAAAAAATAGATCAGTACAATAAATAAATTTATGTCACAAATTTCAAGCGAACTTCTCAAAAAATTAAAAAAAGTTGAAAGTAATTTAAAGTTAAAAATTACTTCTGGAGATGTAATTTTAAAGACTTTAACCTTAAAGCAACAAAAAGATTTACTTAGTACAGCTGTATCAGGTATCAAGGGCGCTATTGAATTTAAGAAAGTTTTAAATAATATTATTTTAGAAAATGCTGATACAGATAATATTTTTACTGTTGATAGGTCTAAAATAGTTTTAAATTTGAGAAGACAATCACTTGGTAGCGAAGTTAAAGTTGATAATGATAGTTATGATATTGATAAGTATATTGGTAAAATAGATGATATTAAAAAAACTTTTGACATGCAAGGTAAAGCTAAAGAAGGTAAGGTAGAGCTTAAGTTTAAAATACCTACATTAAAGGAAGAAAATAGTATTATTAGTAAATGCTTATCAGAATTAAATAAGAGTAAAGACAATCCAGAACCAGATGTAGCTTTTGGGTTAATCTATATATACGAGTTAATTAAGTATATTGAATCGGTAACCGTTGGTGATGAAACTGCACTATTTGATGATCTTAAAATAACAGACAGAGTTGATATAATTGAAAATTTACCACTTACGGTATATAACCAGCTTTCTACATTCTTTAAAGCATTCACAGCATATGAAGCTGAAATACTAACTTTCGATGAAAAAACTATAGCTATAGATCCTGCCTTTTTTGATACATCCAATTAAATATTGTAGATGGCAGAGATTGTAAGTAAATTATTTAGCGATAATGACGAATCAGAATCTGCAAAAGTAGATAAGAATATAATTGAGTCTGATGCTTCGTCGTTTGGTAGAAAAAAGCAAAAAAAGGCTAAATTAGCTGGAAAAGAAAGAACGAGAGCTATATCCTTCGCTGAAATTATAGCTGATGTATTCTTTGAAAAAAAAGATTCAGAAAAAAAGGATACTTCTCTATCAACTAAAATATCAGGAAATACACCGGCCGTAGAAGCTCGCAAACCTGTTAGTGGGAAGGCCGGTAAAATGCCTAAAAAAGGAGGTATTTTAGGCAAATTAAAAGGAGTTGGCGGTGCTGTCGGAGGTATAGTTGCTGCAGCAGCTGCATTAGCCCTACTAGTAGGAGTAGGTCCAATACCTGGAGTGCTTCCAAACTTAGCTAAAATAGACTGGATGATGATAGGCAAAGCTTTCGTTATTCTAGGAGGATTAGCATTAGTAGGTAAGCTAATGGGGGCTGGAGGTAAGGGCATGATTTACATGGCAGGAGCGTTAGGTATTTTAGCTGGTATAGGTCCAATACCTGGAGTGCTTGAAAACCTGGCTAATATAGACTGGGGTATGATAGGTAAAGGGTTTGTAATTTTAGCAAGTCTGGGATTAGTAGGTAAGCTAATGGGATCAGGTGGTAAGGGTATGCTTTTTATGGCAGGAGCGTTAGGTATTTTAGCTGGTATAGGCCCAATACCAGGTGTACTAGAAAACCTGGCTAATATAAACTGGGGTATGATAGGTAAAGCTTTCGTTATTCTAGGAGGATTAGCATTAGTAGGTAAGCTAATGAAAAAAGGCTCTATAGGTATATTAGCAGCTGCCGCGGCATTAGCTCTACTCGCAGGCATAGGCCCAATACCAGGTGTACTCGAAAACATGGCTAATATAGATTGGGCAACTATAGGTAAGTCATTTGTAATATTAGGAGGTATAGCACTTGCAGGTAAATTAATGCAAAAGGGAGCTGTTGGTTTGCTACTCGGTGCCGCGGCACTCACATTACTGGTTCGTGGTGCTCTAGAACCATTACAAGAAATAGAATGGAGTACAATCGGTAAAGCGTTAGTTGCCCTAGTAGGTTTTGGTGTAGTAGGTGCGATAATGGGTAAATTTTCTCCGTTCATACTATTAGGAGCATTGGCTATAGCAGCGTTGGGAGTTGCACTTATACCTTTTGCATACGCAATGGGACTTTTCAGTGAAGCTGTAGCAAAATTGTCGCCAGCTATAGAAGCGGCTAGTAAAGTAATAGACTCATTTGGAGGTATATTTACTAGGGTATTTAATGGTATGGCTAAGGTAATAAAATCTACAGCTGTACCATTACGTGAGTTAAATAAAACCTTAAAACAATTAACTAAAATGGATGGTAGCAATCTGTTCGGTGTTGCAGCAGGAATCGCAGCGATTGGCGCTAGTCTGGTTGCACTGTCAGGCGGTAATTTGATAGGCAATGCATTCGATGCTGTTGGTTCAGTATTTGGTGCCGATAGTCCTATTCAAAAGTTAATTAAACTTGGAGAAGTCGCTGGTGATATTAATCTACTTGGCGACTCGTTTGATAATGTCCTCATTGGGTTCAAAGAGTTTTTTAATTACTTAGATGATGTTGAAATGGGAGCTCTTAACGATCTTACGATCGCAGTTTATGCCTTGGTTAGTGCTCAAACAAAATCAATTTATCTATTTAAACAAATGGCCGGGGGGTTTGCGGTTTCTAAATTATTTGGATTTTCGCTTGAATCTAATAAACAAACCTTATTAAGACCTACAGCTTCAAATACTCTAACCTCTAGTAAAAAGGATCCAATTAAAAAATTAACACAAGTTGTAGAGGCTTTACAGGTGCAGTTACAAACATTAACTGCTTATAGTAGACAAACAACCGATAATACAGGTAAAACAGTTGAAGCTATAAAAAATATAAAACTTAATAATACTACAGTTGTGCCAGGTGGTAATGAAGCACAAAAAGCAGTTACTAATCCAGAGTCTTTACCAAATTCTAGAGCAGATTATTCTAGCTCCCCTTATAGTATTGCCGTACCTGCCCTGTAACTATAAATATATGTATGAGGAATATTGTGAAGGAAGGTGCCTGGACTACTCTATCCAAGAACTCAGTATTAAGGAACGAGACCCCGCAAGTTCGCGTAACAGCTTATCCACTTAAGTCAACTCAACTAAAGCAAGCAATAAACGGGTTTGCTGCTATCAAAGAGAAGACAACGGAAAAATTTTATAACGAATTATATAGTGTTAAAGATGGGAAGAAAGATATTAAGAATTACGTTTTTCCATATTTCAATAATGATTTTAGAAGTTTTAATAATGAGTTTGCTGATACTTTATCCAATATTACTGATAGAGGAACAGTAAGTGTCGCACAGGTAGCCACTCAAATAGGAGGTGAGTTAGCTGGCGCAGCCGGTCAACTTTCCGAGATTATGAAGCTTTTTAATGGAGATCCAGGAGGTCCTAATACAGGAACATATATTGAAACTCCAAAGTTTTATCAATTTGATAATACCGACGCCCCGCTTAGTTTCTCTTTTCCACTTTTAAATACTGTAGATGAGGAGGATATTTCAAATAATCAGACATTTATTAATGAATTCACAGAAATAAATAGACCTACGAGGCAAGATGCTATGAGTATGAGTATGCCTTATATATACAAGGTGAACTTAAAAGGCTTAAGATTTATCAGATGGGCTTATCTCGATAGTCTAAGTTTTAGCATGGTGGGACAAAGAAGACTGATAGGGGAAACAAATATGGTACCAGAAGCATATATGTGCACTATGTCGTTTAGGTCACTTACCGTTGAGGTTGCAAACTTTATGAAAAATATATAACAAGTAAATCTATGAAATCAATTACAGGAAAATTAGGTGAATATCAAGATAATATACCAGCATTATCAAGTTTAGATATTATAGATTACGAGAGAGTTTTTAAAGTTCATACTGCTACAAATAATGATAAACAATTTTATTTTTATAATATCTTAAATAAAATAGAGTTTCCGGAAAATATAGATTCTGATATTTTAGGTTTTTATACCGCTAAATCTAATGAACCACTAACCACAACATCTTTTAACATATATGATGATATAAAAAGTTGGTGGATAATATACTTACTAAATAAAACAGTACTTAAAACTCAATTTTTTGTGAAAGGGGGTCAACAACTGCAGTATATATTACCGGAGTTTAGGACTTTTATTTATTCGCAAATAACCAGTTCAACAGTATATGATAACCAACACTTTTAATGGCTAAAAAATTTATAATAAATGGAGCTCCCTTTGAGTGTGAGTTTCAACTTAAAAACGATAAAGGCGAAGTAAAATCTGATTTTACTAAATCAGCTATCAAGATGCTAGATTTAAGTGAGAATTTATTAGAGCCTTTTACAAATGGTACCATCGTTATTAATAACCCTTATGATTTTATTGAAAATCTTATGATAACAAGGGGAGATGGTAGAGATGTTTTTACGTTTTCTTTAAAACCAGAAGATGGTGATAAAAAATTAGAATATAGTTTTGTTTTAGAAGATGAAAGTAATAGTGTAGGTCAGAAGGATAGAGCTGGTAACTATAAGATATTTTCTTTGTTAGATGTAAACTTTTTTAAGCTTAATGAGGAGATACCTTACGGTAAAAGATTTAGAGGGGCAACGGGTGATATTATTAAGAGTATTCTAAAAGAAATAATAAGTGAAGAAATAGTAGATGAAGAAAATTTCGAGCCGGGGGATAATGTAATAGATATATTTCCAGAGCATATAATTCCACCTGACTCTTTTAGGTATTCAGATTTAGTAAAATATTTACTACGTATAACGTACAAAAAGGAAAAAGGGTTATATGTAAGATCCTTTCTAACTTTTGATAGAACTACAAAGAAGTATAGCCTACAAACTTTATCTAAACTCTTTGAGAAAAATAAAGAAGAGGTAATAGAGGCTTTTGCTGCTAATGATTTGGTAGATAAAATAGAGTCGAATAAAAATAATCCGCCTTCTGAAGCACCTGTAAATCCTTATACAGGACAATTACCTCAAACAAATCTTACTACACCTATGCTAAACTACTCTAATGAGTTTTTTATGAACTATAAAGCAGTAGGATTTGATCCTATTTTAGGCGAGCATGCAATAATAGAAAAAAGAATTAAAGATATTAAAAAGTTGTGGACGACAAATTTTGTCGATGTATTTAAAAGTGAGGGTGGTAAACCTAAAGCTTTTCTTCCGCTTAATAAACCTAAAAAGGAAAACTTGTTTAGAACTATTAGCACACCTTTCTCGGTAGAGAAATCTTCAAATATTGCAGAAGCAGAAATGTCTTCTAATTTAATATTTTATAACTTATGCTTATCTATTGATGTTGTGGGTGATACAGAACGTCAAGCTGGTAAGTTTATAGATATATTTAGAACTGCTAAACAAGTTGATTCGGATAAAAAATTATTAGGTCGGTGGTTGGTTACTAAATGCAGGCATAAGTTTTACGGTGACACTTATAAGAATTATATGCAATGTGTTAAAACATATGTGGGGCCAGATGTTAACTTAGATGATAATATTGACTAATGGATACTGAAATTACAAAGAAGGTAGAGCTACTTAGAGCGCTTTTAAGAACAAAAAATCAATTTGATGAATTAATTGATACTGGCGCTAATGATGAGTTTACTGATAAGGATAAGGAGTTCATGGAAGAATTTAAAAAGATTTATTATTCTGGTCTCAAGCAATTAGAAAAATTTATTAATAAGATAGACGAAGAGGGCAAAGAGATTAGTATAGAGTCAATAGAGTATTATAAGAGTTTACTCTTTAACGGGCCTTTAGCTGGTAATACTTTACTGTTAGCAAAACCTCCTAGTGGTGTAAAGAAGTTCTTTAAAGATACTACTG